GAAGATACTATCCAACAAATCGCTTACAAGGCAATGGAGGATAAAATCATTGATAGAATAAACATTGAACACGATTCAGCTAATCTTGTAGATGATATATTCTTAGCTGAAACTTGGTTAGTAGAAAATCCTGACAAAGACAAATCAGTTGATTATGGTTTCTCACCTATCAAAGGTCAGTGGTTTGGAATCTACAAAGTAAATAATAATGAAATCTGGAAAGACTATATTAAAACCGGTAAAGTAAAAGGATTTAGTGTGGAAGGTTTCTTCTCTGAAAAACTAATAAAATAAAATATTATGCCCATCCCGAATAGAAGAGCAGCTGAATCAAGAGACGAGTACGTTGGTCGTTGTATTTCTGAACTCTCAAACGAGTATCCACAAGACCAAGCAGCGGCTATATGCTACAATCAGCTTAAAAAAGTAAACATGGCGGAAGAAGCGCCAGCTATTCCCCAAGAAGATATCGACTATTGCCTAGCAATGTTGAAAGGTCAGAATCCTAGTTATGTAGGACCTGGCGCACTAAAAATCTGTATTGCCCGATTATCCGCTAAAAAGGAAAATCAGGACGAATACGGAATTTAACCATATGTATAGACATATGATGTTAATAAACATTAACCTTAATATTTAATAATCCTATGACAGCAAACGAACTTAAAGCACTTGTCAAGGAATACTTTAACCTTACCGAAGTTAAGTTTGGTGAACTCTATGACGAGAATAAGGCTTTCAAAATTGTTTTTGAAGGCGATACTCTTGAATTAGGTATGCCAGTAAAAGTAGTAACCACTGATGGTCAAGAAATGGACGCTCCAGATGGTTACCACAAGCTTGAAAACGGAATGGTCATTAAGACTGAAGGATCTAAAGTCGTAGAAATCACTGAGGCATCTCAAATGCAAGAAGAGCCAGGTGAAGAAGAGGAAACTCTTGACGGCGGCGAATTGATCGAAGAAGTTAAAATGGCAGAAGTTAAAGTTCCAGTAGAACAATTCCCTGTAGAAGTACAGAGAGGTGCTGAGTACGAGAAGCCAATTGCACAGCAAATGGAATCTGAAGAAGGCGTAATGACTGAAAAGTCAATCGTTGAAGCAGTAGCCAAAGCAGTAGCAGACGAGCTAATCGAAATGAAAAAAGAAATGGCAGCAATGAAGGAGAAGATGGAGAAAATGTCCGCTGAACCTGCTGCTGAAAAAACCCTTCCAACTAAGAAATTCTCATTGGAAGAAAATGTAGCAACCCCAGTACAAGCTGCTCGCTACGAAATGATGAAAAATTTAATCAAAAAACATAAATAACTATGAGCTTAAACGTAGCCGCCCTTAGTGACTTTAACAACCAGATTGCTGGTGAGTTAGTCCTTAAGATGGTTTATGGTGGTTCTACTATCGAGTACGTAACTGTACAAGAAGGTGTGAAGTACCAAGAACCAATCAACCTATTCGAAGTTAGCTTGTATATGAACAACAGCGCGTGTGTAAGCACTGCATCTGGTTCAGCTACCTTCACTCAACGTAACATCACTGTATGTCCACGTACCTCTTTCGACGCACTTTGTTTGAAAGATCTTGACAAAAAGTACTTGGGTATTTCTTCACTTGACCGTGGTTCGTACAACGAAACTTGGGCACTTGCAAATGCATACTCAGAATTACTTGTTAACCAATTCCAGAAAGCTAACGACCAATTCCTTTGGAGACAAGTATCTGGTTCTTACTCTACTTTCGGTGGAACTTGTGAAGCCGGTGGTCTTAACTCTATCATCACTGGTTCTACTTCTGGTGTTGTAGTTTACCCATCAACTGCTGCTTCTATGAGCGCTGCAAACATCCTTACTACTATGGATGGTATGATCGCAACTTCAAGTGCTGACGTAGCTGACCGTGATGACTTAACATTCTTCATGAGCGTTACTTTATTCCGTAACTACGTAGCTGCTCTTCGTCAAGCTAACAACTTCTACTTTGACCCATCTTCTATCACTAACCGTGGTGGTCTTTACGAGATGGCTTATCCGTTCCAACCAAACATTAAGGTTGTTGGTACAGTAGGTCTTCAGGGTTCAAACCGTACAGTTCTCGGACCTGCTAAACAAATCGTTGTAGGTACTGACTTGTTAAGCGACTTCTCTGAATTCCAGCTTTGGTATGATATAAACACAGACACGTTAAGACACCGCATCTCAACGAAACTTGGTGTTAACATCGCTTATCCAGAGTTCTGGGTTTCTAACGACCTAGCCTAAATCAATCAGTTTGAGGGGGGCTGAATAAGCCCCCTAAAAACAATTCACTAATAAAACAAAAACCAGAAAATTATGCCTTGTGATATAACTTCAGGATTTACCTTAGGTTGCCGCGACAACGTAGGTAGTATCAAACAAATCTATATTCTATCTGGTTCTGTTACTAGCGTTACTGACGCAAGTGAAGGATTGATTAACGCAATCTCTGGTTCAGGTGTTTTCTACACTTTTGAATTATTCCGTGAGACTTCAGATTACGCCGAAAACGTAACTGTAGCTCCAGAAAACGGAACAGTAGTTTACGAACAAACTGTAAACGCTGTATTCTTCAAAATGCAGACTTCTACCCGCAACCAAATTAAAGTATTAGCTCAAAATCCTAACATCAAAATGATTGTTGAGACTAACAACGTAGGAAACACTTCACAATACGTTTACGTAGGTGAGGAATACGGTGTTCAGTTATTAACTTCAGCAGGAGGTACTGGTACCTTATTTGGTGATAGAAACGGCTACACTTTAACTTTCACTGGTAGAGAACCAAATCCAGCATCTTTCATCTCAGCTTCTAGCGAGACTCAATTAGATGCTCTCCTTTCAGGCTTTACAATTGCCTAAAAAGTAACAAACTAAGTGGGGGTTATGCATATCGCATAGCCCCTATCTTGGTGTTAATAAAACAATATGCTCCAGTTAAATAAATCTCAAGCGGTAAATACTATAGCAATCTACCCAAATGAAGTAGTAACTTCTGGGAGTGAATTGTTAATGGTATATACTCAATCTTATAGTAATACCGTAACTGGTAGTATTCAAGCATTTGTAATTTCTAATCCAGCAAATACTAGTTGGATTATAGCTCAATTTTCGGGCTCATTATTACCATCAGCTTCAGGTCAATACACATTTGATAGCTATGAGTTAATTCCTTCAGGTTCATCTATTTGGAATTTAGATATTGAACAATGGCAAGCAGCAAATACAAATTGGGAATCTGCTTCAGGAGCTACATTGGGCGATTTAATATCAACTGACAGAGCAATCATATCAGGAAGCGACGTTACACCTATTACTGAGTATGTATCACCGAACGAAAATGCAAGATACATTGTATACCTAGGATAATATGGAAAAACAATTTAAATTTCAAACAGTAAATAAGGTAGAATCTGATAGACAATTCCCTACAGAAAAAAATATGAAGGGATTTATCCAATATGGTATCTACAATGACTTCCCAGAATATCTTATTTATTTGTTTAACAATTCAGCCATTAACAATACCGCTATTCACGCAACAGTAGAGGCAATAGTAGGTGAAGGATTGGTATGTGACCAATCTCACTTGTTAGATGAGGCAAACAATGAGGGAGAATCGTGGAACGATATCTTCAAGAAAACAGCTCTCGATTATAAATTATATGGTGGATTTGCTTGGGAAATAATTTGGTCAAAAGACCGTTCAAGAATCGCTGAAATTTACCACATTGATTTTTCTTGGCTACGTGCTAAGGAAAAAAATGAGCGTGGTAAAATCCCGGGATATTACATTAGCGATGAGTGGGCTGAAAAGTACCGCTTTGGTGGAATAGGTGGCTTATACAACAATGCTGCCTCAACTGGTTTAACTCCAGACCTACCATACTTACCTGTATTTAATGTTAAGAAAAAAGACGCAGAACCAAAACAACTTTTTGTTTACAATCCTTATCGTCCTGGTCAGCGTTACTATCCTCTCCCTGATTATGTAGGTGCTTTAAGAGTAATTGATTTAGATTCAGAGGTAGATAATTTCCATATTTCAAACATTAAGAATGGTTTAGCACCATCTTTAGCAATTACTACCTTTACAAATGCTGACCCAGACCAACGTAATGAAATTGAGGCAATGCTTCGTTTACAATACCAAGGTTCAGGTAATGCAGGACAATTAATGTATATGGATGTTGATTCTCCAGAAAATGCTCCTGTAATTACTCCAATTAATGGTAATGGTTCAGATGACTACTATATCGCAATTAACGATATGGTAAAAGAAAAAATATTAACCGCCCATAGAATTACCTCACCAGAGATTTTTGGTATTATGACCCCTGGTAAATTAGGAGGTAAAGATGAGGTAACAGATGCTTACCTATTATTCATCAACACAGTTATCCGCCCTTACCAGCAAACACTACTAGCAGAAATTGAAAACTTCTTACATTTAATGTTCCCAACAGCTGGTGAATTTTCAGTAGGTGTACAACAATTAAGATTGTTTAATGACGGAGAAACTGAAGTAGATGTAGTAACATCAGTAGAATCAGAAGCAGGTGAAGATAAAGTATTAGAAGCTGAAATTGAGGCAACTGATAGACAAGTAGAAAACGAAGAAACAGCAATATTATAATGACTACAACTTTAATTATTTCAGAAGAAAAGTTACGTGAATTCACGGATATAAATGATAACTTAGATTCTAAGTTGTTGTCTAATGCTGTTCGTG